AACATTATATTCTCTAAAGAAACTGTCCGTAAAGGCTCTGAATTGTACTTAAAAAACCTAAGAAACAACAATACAACATTAGAGCATCAACAATTAACAAGTGGTGTATCTATTATTGAATCTTGGATTGTAGAAGATACTGAAAAGGATAAGACTGCTCTATACAACTTAAACGCAGTAGTGGGTGCTTGGGCAGTAGTTATGAAGGTTGATAACGAATCTGTTTGGGAAGATGTTAAGAAGAAGAAATATTTAGGTTTAAGTATAGAAGGCGTTTTCTCTCAAGCTAAAGAGAATATGTCTAAAGATGAGGATGATATTTCGGCAGAAGAATTAGTAAATGAGCTAAAAGAGTTAATGAATAAAGGTAATGGCTAAACATTTACAAGTTTCTGTTTACAAGAAACCAACTGTAAGTAGAAAAGGTGTTCACGCTAAAAGCAAAACATCTGTATCAAAGTTAAGTAAAAACTATAACAAACCATATAAAGGTCAGGGAAGATGAGTACTTTAAACACTTCTTATAAAGTTAAATCAGATGTAAATACTGATGCCGAAAGATTAGCTTACAATATAGAGAATGGTGCTTATGTAACAACAGAAAGTGGTGTTTGGACTGTGCAAAATGGAAATTGGGTAAAGCTGTACCCATCAGGAGGATATGGAAGTGGAATTGGATGGGCAAGATATGACGACACTCAATGGACTTCTTTAAATAAACTACCTTTATTAGATGGTGTTTCGTTAGTGTTAAATAATAATGCTGGAAATATTGTTTTAAGCGATAATTCAGTTAATTATTATAACGGAAACACCTTTAAAGTTTTAGCTGATAAGGAGAATGAGTTGTATATGGCTACTGTTGTTTTTAAGTATTCAGCACCTAATGCTAATCAAACTTTTTTAAGATTACAATTAGAGGGTGGTAATGGAACACCTTACGAGAGATTGGGTAGTGATATTTTATTTAGTAAAGGAAATGATATAACTCACGAATTTCATCAAGTATTTCAATATTACGCAGATTCAACATTTGTATCAAATGGTAGTCAATGGGTAATAACTGCTAGTGGAGGTGCTGCTGAAGTTTGGGATATTATATTTTTCATCAGTAAAATACAAGGATATTAATTATGGCAGAAAGAGCAAAATACTGTAAATGTCTAAACACATACACAATTAAGGATTGTGATAAGAAGAATTGTAAGCAATCATATTATTGGAAGCAAGGTATTGGTGATATTGGTGGTAAAGCTACTGAATAAAAATACGACATAAATAAACTAATAAGTTATATTAATATAAATTAAAATTATGAAGAATAAGGATATTTTAAACAAAGTGAAAGAATTTCTTTCTCTATCTAAACAAGATGACGTTGTTATTGAAGATATCAATGTTGAATTGGAAGAAGTGGTTAGTGCAGAAATTGCACTTGAAGAAGGAGAAGATGTTGCTAAAGAAGCAAAACAAGAGCCTGCTCAAGAAGTGGTTTACGCTACTGCTCAAGAGGTTGCTGAAATGAAAAGCGAATTGCTTTCTATGATTAAGGCAATTATTGAATCTAATCAACCTAAAGAATTACAAGAAGTTCCTCAAGAGTTATCTGCTCAAGTTGAATTAAAAGAAGAAATCGTTGAAGAGATTATACATTCTCCAGAAAACGTAGAAAAGAAAATTAACAAAACGAACCTGTCTAATAAACCAATGACTGCATTAGAGAGAGTTCAATATATTTTAAATAACTAATAAACTAAAAATAAAAAATGGCTACTACTACAAGCATCACTACTACTTACGCAGGTGAACACAAAGGGAAGATTATCTCTGCTGCTTTACTTGCTGGAAATACATTAGGTTCTCAAGCAATTACCTTTAGACCAAATGTAAAATATCAAGAAGTTGTAAGAAGATTGGAAACTGATGGGATTGTAAAAGATTCTACTTGTGATTTCACAGATACTTCTACATTAACTTCTACTGAAAGAATTTTAACCCCTAAAGAGTTACAAGTAAACTTAGAACTATGTAAGAAAGATTGGGTTGACGATTGGGCTGGAGTTCAAATGGGATATTCTGCATTTGACAATATGCCTAAATCTATCCAAGACTACATTGTACAATACGTTGCCGCTAAAGTAGCACAAGCTACTGAAACATCTATTTGGCAAGGTGCTGATGGTGCAGGAGATTTTGATGGTTTTGAAACCTTATTAGCTGCTGACGCTGCGTTACCTGCTGCTCAAGAAGTTGCTGGAACTACTGTTACTGCTGCTAACGTAGTTGTTGAGTTAGGAAAAGTTGTAGATGCTATTCCTTCTGCATTATATGGAGACCCAAACTTGTACATTTATGTATCTCAAAACGTATTTAAAGCATACAAACGTTCTTTAGGTGGATTTGCTGCATCTGGATTAGGTGCTAATGGTTATATGAATCAAGGTAACAACCAAGATATTAATGTTGAGTTTGTTGATGGTGTGAAAATCTTTATGGCAAATGGATTGTCTGATAACACTATGATTGCTACAACTAAAGATAACTTATGGTTTGGTACTGGACTTATGTCTGACCATAACGAAGTTAGAATCTTGGATATGTCAGATTTGGATGCTTCAAGGAACTTTAGAGTAGTTATGCGTTACTCGGCAGGTGTACAATATGGAGTTGTTGAAGATATCGTTACTTACGGAATCACAAACGCAGCTAACTAATAATTAATTAATAATAACTAAAAAGGGTAGGCGGTAAAGATACTACCTACCCTTTTTTAATAAAACATATAAACAATGGCGTGTGATATAGCAACGGGTAGATTAGAACCTTGTAAAGAAAGTGTTGGAGGAATCAATGCAGTTTACTTTGTAAATTACGGAGATATGCCTTTATCAGGAGTAACGTATGACGTTACAGATACAGATATGATTGCTTCTGTTGGTACAAGTATAGCTGCTTACAAATTTGATGTAAGAGGTGCTTCTACTTATACAGAGAACATTCAATCTAGTAGAGAAAATGGAACAACTGCTTTTGAGCAAGTTCTTGAACTACAATTAAAGAAATTAACGAAGGAAGACCATAAAGTAATTAAGTTACTATCTTATGGAAGACCTCATATTGTAATCGAAGATAATAACGGAAACTTCTTGTTGTCTGGATTAGAGTATGGAATGGAAGTTACAGGTGGTACTATTGTAAGTGGTGCTGCTATGGGTGATATGAGTGGTTATACACTTACATTTAGTGGTATGGAGAAAGTTCCTGCTAACTTTATTGATGGAACTTTAGCTGACGCAGGATTTACTGTTACTGCAGGAGTATAATATTCATTCTTTTTATTATTTATTAAGCCTTATCTTTAATTAGATAAGGCTTTATTGTCTTCAAGAATTTGTTTTTTATATTTAACAATATTTCCATTACTTTCTAATTTAATTATATAATTATTTAAAGAATAAACATCATTAAACAACTTCTTGTATTCTTTTTTTCTATTGTATTTGTTAATTATAGTAAAGTAATAAATCATAATATATCTTCCTTATTTAAGCGACAAGCGAAAGGTAGTAAAAAAATTTTAAATAAACAACCTTTTTTAAATATATTTTTGTTTAATAAGTTTATTTAAAAACTGCACCACATATAAGGAGTTATTTGTACCTTAGAATAACGCTTAGTATATGAACCTATGCTTGTATTGATTATCAGATATTAAATTAAATAGAATTAAATAAGCACTAAAAATGACAAACTTTGAAAATGTGCTAATAGATAAAGGCTATATAAAACACATACTAAACTGTAAAACAATGAAGTATGAGATGGCAAATAGGCACGTAATATCTACTATGATAAACCTAGACCATATATATATACACAAAACTAATGAAGTTCTCCTAAAAAAAATAGAACAAGGTAAAAGCGTAATGGATGATGACTTTACTTGGGAAGATAGAGAAGGTGTTATTTGTTTTGGTTTGCACGAAGCCAATAAACCACCTACACTTATAAATCC